GATGGAAGTGAAATAGGAATTGGAGGTAAAATAGCAAAAGGGGTGGCGGGAGGGGCATCATCCGTATTAAAATATGGTGGATTAGTGGCGGGAGCAGCATCCTTTGGTGAATCATTATATGGTGAAATTGAAGCACATGGTAAAGAGGGTGGATCAACCCCACAAAGAGTAGCAAACTGGGCGGGCACAATATCAAGTGGTCTCGAAACAGTGGGGTCGGCACTTGACATAGGATCTGGGGGAACTCTTGGTGAGATAGGAGTAGGATTAAATATTGTGGGTGCGGGAGTCGGTGCGGCGGGTGATGCTGTTAGTGATGTTATTGATTGGATTGATGATAAGAAAAAAAAGACTGTAGCAAAAAAGGATTTAGATACACAGACGACAACTGGATTAGAAGGAGTTCAAAAAAATCCTATATACCAAAATTTAGCATCTCAAGGTTTTACTGCAAATATTTCACAATCTGCTCTCCGTTAAATAAAACTACCGATTGACATAAAATCACTATAAGAATGATGCCAATCAATAGTTCTTATTAATTTTTCCGCGTTTTATAGATTTAAAAATATTATATTATATATATATAAATGGCAGAAGATTTAAAAGATATGATAAAGAAAGCGAGACCCAATGTTAAAGACAGCACAGTTAAAAAATATGAAGCAGACTTAAAGAAACTCCAAAAGATGTTTGATACGGATACATGGTCTTTTCTTGATAAATCAAAAGATGTCAAGGAAAAGTTAGAGGATAAACATTTCACAACACAAAGAAATTACTTCAATGCAATTATTATATTATTAATGGCATTGGATAAAAAGAAAGAGTTAATTGATGAATATACTGAAATCCGTGATGAACTCAATAAAAAATATGAAGATGATAATGCTACGGGTGTAATTAGTGAGAAGCAAAAAGCAAACTTTGTGAAACTTGAAGAATTACAAAAGATGCTAAATGAAATGGATAGTGAAATTAAATCCAAGAAATTAAGGCAGAAAGAATCATTAACTCCAAAAGAAAAGAACTTGATCCAAACATTTATATTATTTAATATCTATACAAGATTACCTATGAGAAATGATGTGGCGGGGATGGAGATAATTACCAAACGGAATTATAATAAATTGAGTGAAGAAAATAAACAAGAAAAGAATTATCTACGATTAGATAAAGGATCACTTAAATTTATTCTCAATGATTATAAGACATCTAAGAAGTACAAAGAGAAGGTATTAGATATACCAAAGGACTTAGAAAAACTCCTACGATTTTTCATGAGAGTGAATAAACTTGAAAATGGTGATGTTTTATTTACAAGTGGAACTGGCAAACCTCTCACAAGAAATGCTCTATCTCAGTTATTCATAAAGACATCAAAGAAGTATCTCGATAAATCCATATCAACCACAATGCTTAGAAAGATTGTATTAAGTGATAAATTTGGTGATTTAAAAGAAGAGATGGAAAAAATGGCAGATATAGCGGGTCATTCTACAGATGTTATGAATGATGTTTATATTAAAAAGAAAGAGTAGATAGAGCACTGATATATTCAATACTTACATTACATAATTCATTCTCTTCAATTTTACCTCTATCTCTTCTTCCACCCCACGCACTAAACCATTGATCTTCATTAAATTCCCAGTAAAATAAGTCATCTTCACAATGCCAACAAAAGAATACCCTTTTCCCTTCTTCAATATATTTTCTTGCTTCTTTTACCTTAAACATTTCAAAGAATAAAGTTGGATATTTTCCAAACTTAATCTTTCTTCTTTTATATTCAACTGCATATTTATCATTCTTAAAATCAATATGTGAATATTTATTTTCATCATTATTATTAATTAATTTTCCAAATGTAGTTTCAAGTGTAGGTTGAATCTTTTGTTCCCATGAAAGTCCATATTTTAAATCTTGTTTTTTACGATAATCCATATATAATAACATATATTTTATTTAAAATTAAAATAAACGCATTTTCTATACTTTACCCATTTTTTAAAAATAATTGTATGTAAATAATATATTAAGAATATTATAAAATGTCAAAGGTAGATCCCAATACTGCTCCCGCACTTCTTAATATTCGCTCGATGCCTACGAATACTGCTCTGCAGTTTTCTACGGATGTCAGCGACCCAGTAGTTTTCAATCAAGAATTTTGTAGGTTCGAACTACAACCCAAAGGATTCCTACACCCCAATTCTCAGTTAGTGGTGTCTGTAAAACACGATGGAGCAACTCGTGCGTTCCCCTATGTAAATGTCGGTCTATTTTCACTCATTCAGCGTGCCGTTTTAAAAACCTCAACTGGCAGAACAATCTGCTCTACGGAGGATCTTAATCAAATGATGGGATGTGAAAGTATGTTCTTATCCAACTCTACTAACAAAGAGAGAGAACAGTACAAAACTGGCAGACAGATTGCTTATGAAACAATATATGATGAAGGAGCAAATAACAGACAAGGGCAGACTGATAGTAATGGATATTCTATTTCCAATGGCAAAGAATACAATGAAGATGCCACACATGGAACACGCACGGAGGTTGGTATTTCCGTTCAAGATTGTCTATTAAGTGAAAAAGAAAGCACATTCGCCATTTCTCTTAATGATTTATTTCCATATCTTAAATCGGGTAATCAGTTGCCATTATACATGATGCCTACTGTTGTTATTGAACTATATTGGCAACCCGTAGCAACTGAAGGAACTCGTCTATGTGCCCCGAAATCTGTAGCAAATGTGCAGTGGGAGATAAAACAACCACAACTATATGCAGATTATCTATTTTATTCGGGAGATTTTATGGAACAATATCGCCAAAAGAATAGTTCTCTACGATTCAACTATGTTGATTATCGTCTATCCAAGAATTCCCAAACTAAAGCACAAGCATCTTCCTCTGTAAGAAATATTGGTGGTAATGGTATGGTTGTATCCAAAGTAATCGCGGGATACGAACACGACCACGCAGACCCTCATCAACATCTTGTGGGAACATACAACGCCAAAGCACCTTCTTTCGATGCTGTGAAAACGGGACAGAGACAACCTCTCGTCTCCAATCTATTTGTAAATAGTAGATTCTTATATCCTCAGTCGGTTTCCAATCCCGCCACTCATTTCCATCATTTACTTGGGTCTCAAGGATTACCCGCCTATGTTTCAAGGGATCATTATTCGGGTGAAGGTGGTGGTCTATCTGCTGATAATATTGGTAAATATGAAAGTAAAGAACCATCGGCAGAATTACGGGGAACTCAGTTTTGGCAAGGTTGGAAAATGCTTGGTGTTGATAGGGTTGATAGTCGTGGTATTGAATTACATATGGCGATGCCTACAGCGGATAGTACTCATACACAGAGAGCATGGTTAGAAGTGCTACGATATGCCACTCTCATTGACGGGCAGTTTGAGTGCTATTTTGCTTAAAATAATATGAACTATTGATTGCCACCATTCTATTAGTAATTTTATGTCAATCGGTAGTTTTTCGTTTTCTATAATATCTTTTTTTATTCTACTCATATTATAAATGAGTGAGTTTGCAGACATTCGATTAATTGAATGTAATAGACAACAATCAGTTCAAGGAACAAGTGGGAATGATACACAACCAGCACAATTTACTTGTAGATTAGGAAATACAATTGATTTAAAAGCGGGCGATACTGTGGAAATTTTAAATGGATTTGTAAGTGAAGATGGATGTGGATCACAAAATATAGAATTAAAGGGTGAAAGTATTAAGGATGGATTTGGAAAACCAATCACTAAAGACTTTGAATATACAAAACTTAATATTAAATATTTTAATGATAAAACAGATCCACCTTTACAAAATCGTCCTCTTGAAAGAATGGAGATTGATGTGGATAGTGGAAAAAATACATCAATCACAAAAGAGATAAAGGATAATGAAATAACAGTCGAACAATCATATTATATTAATAATAATGGTGAAAATTATTACACATATCCACGCAAATATTTATGGTTTGATAGACATTTGAATCCAACAGCAACGGGTACATATTTAAATAATTATTTAACAGATGTGTATGAAGGAGATGATGCTCCTTTTTTACCAACGGGGGCGACTGCTAATGAAGTATTCTTGAGTGGTATAAATATAGGTAATCCAAATAAAGAAAGTTTAGTTGCTACTTGTGATTATCATGTATATTCATTTGGAAGAGTATTACACGACGACAATACAGTTAAATCTGCTGGAGATACATTCTATAAACCAATTGTTGATAATAGTCGTTTTACTTGTTTTATAAGAAATAAAACACGGGTATTAACTACATCAACAGATTTTTATAAAATTATGAATGATTATGCAATAAAATTAAATCCTATTCTTGATGATTTTACGGAATATAAAGAATTAAAATCATTTAGTGTTCCAGCGGGATATTCATCTCCAAATGCGATTGCGGAAACTATCACGGAACAATTACAACAAACTTACGAATATGATAAAGATAATGATAAGACATTTACACAACCCCAAATATTTAAAACTTGGGATGGATATGGAACAAATGATTATGGAGGTTCTTATCCTTCTACAACAGATCCTACAACATGGCAACCAAATAGTTATACAGATACGGCGGGAAATACTATAGAAAGCAATTTTTTAACCGATACACTACAAACATATCAAACAGAAACATATAAACCATTTGAATGTTGGTCTCCAAAGAAATCTCATAAAGATATGTGGGATGTAATTGAAGCAGAACCCGCAATTTATAATCCGCCTTTTAATGACACACAACCAGCACTAAATTTACCGCCATTTGAATTAGTTCAATACATGGGATGGTTTAATCAAGCACAATTCATTTATGTAAAAAGACCCGAATTATTTGTCAAGGGGAGATTAATAAATACATATTTAGGAAATTTAATTGATAAAGATGGAGTAGATGAGAATGTATTTGCTACATTAACGAATGCGATTGCGAGCGATCAAACCATAGGAAGTACGGGAACAGATAAGATACGAGATTATTATCAAACAAATTATGAATGGAAAAATCACAACTTAGAAAGATTTAGGGATTTATTCATAGAGCAAAAGAAGTATTATAAAGAACTTGTTTTCGATAAACTTGGAGATAATAAAGTGAATGATGTAGGAAAAGCAGTATTCAGTGATACATATGATGAGGCAAGATTCTTACATCTATCTCGTAAAGATTTGGATAATGCTTCAACATCTATATATGGTCGTAGTAATACACAAACTGGAGGGGGAGCACAAAATCCTATATCGGGATTAGGAAATGATAGTTATAGGGGTGAAGGAGATGCTTATTTATCAACTCCTATATTCTTTGCATATCAATCAAAAAATGCTACGAAAAAAACAACTGGACTTGAAGCAGATGATTTATGTTATGGGGCGATGTTTAAAGTATATGATACAACATCACAAAAATTCTACATTTCATTTAGGAATGATTTAATAAAATGGTTAGATTTCAATATGTTTGATAATGTATCACCCGTCCCACCCGCAACTTATAAATTAGTTAATGAAAATACACGATGTATTGGATGGGATTGGCATTCACGATCATATGGCAATGTAATATTAGGAGGATATGGTGGATATTTGACTCAAAATACAACTGGTGAATATTTTTATGGTAAAATGAATATTCAACCATATACAACAAAAGACACTCCACCTCCCGATATAGAACCCGCATATAATTCATTAATGACACAAGGAAATTCAGTTGCCGATGTATCAATTTTAAGATATGTTGGAGCAAATAATCCCTCTCTCATATTTGATCCAGTAAGTCAAACTTTTGGGTGGAAATCATTACATACTGCAGAGAATACGGGACAAGAAGATACAGCGGGAAGCGAACATACAAAAATCACACAGCATCCCGCAATTCCCCCAACAGAATCTAAGGCGGGTGTGGCGGGATGGACTGAAACACAAGTCACGGGTGTTCCAATTAATCCACAAGCAGAAACAGAAGTGTATAAAATAAACAAGAGATTTAGGTATAATTGTTTTTGTCCCGATGTAAAACCATATGAATTAGATGTATCAAAAACATTACTTCAACCCGCACAGAATAAAACAACTACCATAGGTCAAGAGGTTGCATGGAGACAAACAGACTCATTTGAAACTAAATTATCCCCTCCCAATGTAAATTTAAAAGTAGGAGCAGTATTCGATAGTCATTGTGGTATATATTTTAATTTTGGAGATTGTTGTCCCGAACAATATTGGCACAGATCATTAATTGGTATATTAGGATTTACATACGAGCAATATAATCCAACATCAACAGATGAAACAAATAATCGTCAAGCACGAGTTGATAATAATAATATATTTAAAATAAAATTGGCAACCACTAATTCACAAGTTGTCTCCACAGATTTAAAAGAATATCCTATGAATATATGGGGTGGTATTACTTATTCAACACAAATACCTTTACCCATGATTATACCAAATACAGAACCATATCTTGTTGGGTTTGTTGGTTCTGCTCCCACAGAAGATTTAGTTCAAGTCAATTCATATCGTCCCGCAATCGTCCAACAAACATCCAGTTTTATTTTACGAAGTCAAGGAGTACCAAAATTTATGTCTCGTCCTTATTATACAATAAGAACTGATTTACTTGATAGTAGTGAATATACTGGTGGATTATCGGGTGGATTAAAATTACCGATAATAGGTGTGGTTGATAAAATGTCGGGTGAAGGAGATTATTATTTTACATCATCACAAGGTATGGCATTTACTATATCAAGAGATAGACATATATCATCAATCACTACATCTATACATGATCCAAATGGAGAATTAGCAAGAGTCGATGATTCATCTGCAGTAATATATAAAATTACTCGTATGGATAATACAAGTAAATTTAATATCTTGGAACAAATACTTCAAGAAGAAGTTCAATCTAAAAAAAAATAAAATATATATAATAATAAATGGCGGGATTTCATACAAAAACTTTTATTAAACATGATGATTATATGACACCTAAATATGCGTGGGAAAATATACAACAATATATACCAAAAGATAAAGTAATATGGGAAGCATTTATGGGTGATGGAAAAAGTGGTGATTATCTTGTTTCATTAGGATTTCAAGTAATTCATAATGATAATGATTTTTTTACATCTAATCACGGAGATATAGTTGTAAGTAATCCGCCCTTTAGTAAATGTAAAGAGATAATGCCGAGATTAAAACAATTAGATAAACCATTTATTTTAATACTTCCATCAAGTAAAATAAATACTCAATATTTTAGGGAGAACTTTAAAAATACCGATAGTCAATTACAAATTATAATTCCAAGAAAAAGAATTCAATTTGTTAAGAATGGTAATGAACTACAAAATAAATGCAACTTTGATTGCTTTTATTATTGTTATAAAATGAATTTACCAAGAGATATTATTTGGTTGGAATAAAAAAAATATCGATTGACACAAAATCACTATAAGAATGGTGGCAATCAATAGTTATGAAAATGACAATACAAACTTCCCGCTCTTCACTTCTAATTTTTGTGAATATGTCTGTTTTAATTTACCTCTTATCTCTAACTCTCTCTTTGTTTGTTTAGACATCAATGCATTAAATTTATGGGGTTTATATGGATCTTTATTAATGTCTCTACAAACCCGACGAACACTTGGAATATCTCCATACAATACAAGACTATCAACCATATTATAGACTGATTGTTTATCTGTGAATTGTGTTCCTCTTATATCAAATAAATTTCGTATGTATTGTTGAACCTTTCTACAATTCAATATGACATCATTCTTTTCTTTAACAGTTAGGATTTTCTTTGGATTACATTCTTTTAAGAATTGAATCATATCAATATAGTTATAAAAAACATATCTATCTAATTCGGGTTTAATTGTATCCATCAATTCTAATTGACTTGATAATTCTTTGAGAAGTTTGGACTTTTTCATGGATGTAGGATTATCGATAGGAATTTCAAATGTTTTAATAATATCACATAACTCTTTCTTGGAGTGGGATTTGTGTATCTCAATCATTTTATTATAATTATAACAAATAAAAAAAAATCATCGTATAGACATAAAGGATGGTTAAAGTTCCAGAGGGAGAATTAAAAGCACCAGAAATTAGGAGACTAATAAAAAAGCATAATGAGTTGATGTCTATTAAGATTCCAAAAGGAACTGATAGAGATGGTCTATTGAAACTTGTTAAGGATAATGGTTTTAAGGTAGATCATAAAGGAAAGAAACTTGTACCTCTTGTGAAGATGAAAAGAAAACCAACTGTTAAACTACCACCGCCTCCACCTAAGAAAACTGCAGAGGAAAAAATGAAGGCAAAGAAAGAACGGATGAAAAAGAAAGAGATGGCAGAAGAGAAGGCGTATGATACTCGTAAGGCAAAGATAGATGCGGTTAAAAAGATACGAGATAAAAAAAAGTAATGTAGATGTGGATAAGAGTTATTGGTAATACAAGATATGGATATGATACATATTTAGATTGTGTCAATGATACAAATAGATATTTAGTTTATATCGATGGTATATTTTTTAAGAGGATTGAATAAACTTAAACAATTATTATATATATGTAATTATAATGACAAAGTATAATATGTATCTTTATGATAATGAATCAATGATAGGAAAATTTAAAACAAAGGGAGATGACATGGAAGAAGTATATAAATCATTTGGATCAAAGATAGTTCGTAGTGGATTTGAAAATGGATATACCATTCCAATGCAAATATTAAAATACCAAACATTTATTAAAAGTATAAATAAACAAAAGGATAATTGTGAAAAGATAAGAGCAAGTGATTTATATATGTATCTATCTTGCTATTGTGCTTTGTATAAACTGAATGGACTACAAAATAACAACGATCATATGTTTTTAAAGGTAAAACATCGTTAAATCTTATATTATACCCCTTTTTAGTAGTAAATATGCCTAAATATGCCCTTTAAGTCTTAAATTATGTTATAAATACCACTTAAAGAGACATAGATTTTAAAATCTATTCTTTAAATACCGCCTTTTAGGGTATAAATTAAGACTTTTACCCTATTTTAATGATATTTAAGGTATAATATAAGATTTTTAAGATATAATTTAAGATTTATTATATAATAATATATATATATAAGTATGTATCGTGTCATACACTTAATCAACAACCTCGAACTACCAAATGAAATTACAAATCATATTAGATTGTTTTATAAATATGATCTACTTGAAAAGAAATATAAAAAAAGATATAATGAATTGATAAGTCATCTACAATATTATATTTGGATCAATAAGAAATTAAACAAGAAGGATAATGCAAATCAAACACTTATTAAAACAATTAAAGAATATGATTATTACTCACCATAATATTTTATGAGACCAATATTTTGCTGAGTTCTTATCATCTGTCTTTCCATGTCTTGCGTAGTATTTATCTCTTCGCTTTTTATCCCCGTGATCTAAATTCTTATATTCACCAATCTTATCTTTGAATTGTCCGTATCTACTATCTCCAAAATGAATGAGTCTTGTCTTCCCATCCTTCTTTACATATACAGAATACTTTTTGTTTTTTGCTTTACTCTTAAAGGGTTTATAAAGTTGCTTTGATTCCATTATACAATAATCTAATATTTTTATTTACCAACCATATTCATTGAAATTGCGTGTGCTTGTTTAAAAGTCTTACCCTCTCTCAATAACTTTCTCATCTTCGCCATATGTTTCTTTGTGTGATTTTCCTCGTGTTTCTTCAAGGTTGCTTCCATTCTCTTTGAAATCTTTTTCGGTGGCATTATATTACTTCTTCTTATTTTTATTCTTCATATGTTTTTCGGTTAAAATATCTATATAATTCAAGATGAACTATATTCTTTTTATTATCATAACCTCTTCTTTTTATATTACAAGAATGACAAAGTACATTTCTTGGATATCGAGAATGATGACAATGGTCTAATACTTTACGATTAGATCCGTATCCTTTGCCTTTTATTAATTCACAATTACAAGATTCACAATGAGTAGTATTTTCAAAATGGTCGAATGTCCCTTCAAATATAATCATTCCCGCTCTTTTCCAACCATTTAATAAATAACTTTTTCTTTTATTTTTTTCTTTATAATAAAGTTCCATTTTTCTTTCATTATATTTTTTCATTTTTTCTGGATTATTATCTCTATATTCTTTTGCTTGATTACATTTATATTCTCTATTTAATTTATAAATTTCTCTTCTTCTTTCCTTTGTATCAAGTGAATATAATCTGTCATATTCTTTTTTATATGATTTATAATCTGGAAAATCATCTTTATTTAAATTAAAAGGTCGTGCAATTTGCTTATGTCTTGGTAATTCTCGCCCATTATACATCTTCTTTATTTGTAATAGTCCATTAATCTTTATATATATATATATATATTAACCTTCTTTTTTTACATACACATCAACTAATTCACAAAAACCATTATTACTTGGATTAATTATATAATCCTCTTCAACTATATCACTATCACTACATTCACTATCACTCTCACTTGTTTCGGGTTCATAGTTATTATCTTCAATCATATTATTCACTTCATCGATACATGCTTGAAATAATTCGGGACGACCGATCTTATTGCATAGTTGTTGAACCTCTTCGGGATTATCATATATATTAATATATTCACCAAGTCCTAATTCATCAAGCACAAAAAGTAATTCCGCATTTTTCATACTCATTTTATATTATATATAATATTTTATTTTTAGATAAAATCACGCACATCTTTCACAAGCGACTTTAAAATATTGGGGGTCTAACTCAATCCCTATAAAGTGGCGGTTGGATGATTTACAAGCAATGCCAGTTGATCCACAACCCATAAACATATCAAGCACTATATCATTCTCGTTCGATGCTGTGTTTATTAGGTTCAACAATATTTCTTGTGGTTTCTCACAAGGATGTGTGGTCTTCTTACCCTTCTTAAAATCTCCATGAATGTAGTTGGGTTTTGCCTTACCATTATAGACATAGTTAAGGTCTTTGTGTTCCTTACAATCTTTGAGATTATATAAATTGATTATCTTCTCATATGTTTCCTTTGTGGGTAAAGCAAAATTGTTCTTACTCACACGAAAACAATGATCGGCAAGTGGTATATCCTTCTTTATCTGTGCTTTGCTTTTACCAATTGCTTTATGTAGTGTTGTGAAGTATTCTATCTGTTTCTCTTCTCTCATTTCATCTTTTACATATACCAATATATATTCACAACAATTTATCCATGATTTACAATTGGGATATAACTTGGTTATATAACTATCCTTTGTTATTGTTATAAATCGTTCAAACTTAAAATTGGTCTTGCTTTCAATTGCCACTTGTAATTGTGCCATTTGTTTAAAGTCATTATGAAAGAAATACAATGACCCATTTTTTGTCAATACCCTATATGCCTCCCCAAATACCTTTATCATAAACTCTATATAGTTGTCTATCTTATCCCAGACGAGACCACGATGGCATATGTTATAGGGTGGGTCTGTTAGTATTAGATTTACACTCTCATCCTCTATATCTTTCATCTTATCTAAACAATCTCCATTTAGTAATTTTATCATTTATATTATATAATAATTTATTTTTGGAATTAAAACTACTGAATCACTTGGACGCCATTTTGATTATATACAAGTGTCTGTTCGCTATTTACAAATATGAAAGCAGATGTAGTGCTTCCATCACTCGCATCAAGTTTTAGAGTAAGACCGAAATTCTGCTGTTGGAAATCACCACCACTTCCTTGTAGAGAATCATAATTTACACCAAGACCCCAAGTGAGACCTCCATCGGGGATCTTAGCACTATCCATTTCTGCTTGACCCACTTTAGCAATCCAATCACGATTCGCATTTGCTACAGAAATACAAGATGCCCGATTTACATTGTAAGGAATAATTGAATTAATATAATCCCTAATAATCTCGGGATCACATACTTGAGTTGCTGTAGTATCACGCACATTTGCTACAATAGGATAATGTTTGGGATACATTGTACCACCCTTTAACCACGATAATTCAGTGATATTGGCAATCTTCCCATCTTGTGTTCCTTCAAGTGTAGGCATGAGAGTTGCTAATCCATCAAACTGCATATTCGCAAGTCTATCACTTTTAATGAAATTCACAAATGCCGACCTTACACGAGACAGACCAAGATTGAAGTTAATAGATGGAGATGAGGACGCAATTGTATCATAGTATGAAGAGATAGACTGGAATGATAGAGAACCCGATGTCTGTTTCATAAGTTGAGATAGTTGGTCGGGAGCGGGATCACGAACTTCCATAACAAGATGAGGGTCTTCAAGTTCATACCAAGTTTCAGCATTAACTGTGCCACCCGTAGAATAAAAGAACTGACTATCGCTCTCAAGTTGAATAGAAAGTTGTAATCCACCAATACCAAATTTATCACTTAATGGAATTAGACCACCAGTGAGAAGTCCAGTTGGGAGGGGCACAGAGAAGTGAGACCCAGTGGTCGTTCCAAGATCAACTAAATGCTGTTTGTTTTCATCGTAATTGACACCCGTAAGAGCAGATACAGAGGAATGCCCTTGTAGGTCATTCGTGCTCGATGTTAATGAAAGGTAGGAACTCATGAAGCGATTGAAATTACGAACTTGTTCTATTGAAGTTTGGTGTCTTAGAGACCTTGCTGTAATGGTATTCATTATACCATAAATACCGAGACGCTGATTAATATTCATTTGAGTTCCCGATAGATCAGTCGTTTTATTAAAATCAGCATACATACGAATTGAACCACATAGACGGACTGAAGTTGGAACTAACATACTATCCATTTCGGGAATCTCGAACACAAGTTCGCTGACACCCGCACGGAATGACATAAGTTTATCACTGGGAGCATTGGCACAAGCAATCTGCAAATATCTTCCACTACTCATTTTTATATTATATCATTTATATAAAAATTTCTTAAAAAATAAATTACAAAAAATATTGGGAACTATTGATTGCCACCATTCTTATAGTGATTTTGTGTCAATCGGTAGTTTTATTTAATTCATTACCATTATACCATCACCTTTAATTTGGATAGTCTTAATATGATAAACAAAATTCTTCCATAGAGTATTTTTCTCGGGAGCATCAGTTTCTTCATATCTTAGAAGTAGGCGAGTATCAACTCCACGACCATCATATACAGTATTCGCATCCATAGCAAGAACACGACCAATACAGAAATTCTTACGATATGAAGCAAATGACATAGGCATATGACCCGCACCCATTAATGCTTTTTCAAGTTCTAAAATTTGTGTGCCATCTATACCGCCATTTTTACTGGACGACTTGGCACAAGGAATTGCCCTCGTAGGAACTAATTGCCCGTTCAACTGGAAATTGTATGATGTCAAATTATTTCCCATACCTACAAGACCCGACTGATCGCTTCTTACTTTAACAAGAAGAAGTCCATCATCATCACCACCCCAATTATAAGTGTCTTTACTATTTGTATTATCAGCGGTGCTATAAATACTCGCATCTGTGGGAACACATATAATAGATTTTGCTTTTGCGTGTTCTATGTTGATATTGATAGTTGCTTGGCGGTCTGTGGAAAGAATAGAGTTTTTATGACATTGCACGCAAGGTAAGTCAAATTCAATTACTCCACCTTGTTTCATTTTACTCATCATTCCTTGTTCGTATTGCTGACCTACATCAACACGATGAACTTTCATTTTAACATCACTAATTTTAAGAGTAGGAGTGAAAACATTTGCATTGGCAGTAAGAGGGTCAAGAGATTTACTAATGAAATGGAAACCCGCTGAATGTCCCACTGGGTCGGGAGAATGAAGTGTAGCACCCGCATTTAATGTAATTTTCCAACCAGTAGCAACACTTTCAATTCCACTTACAATCATTGGGACATCCGTAACTACAGCAACACCAGCACTACTCATTAAACCAATCTCTTCACCCACAACAAAAGGACAGAGTTGAGCGTTTATCTGCATATTCTTATGGGAACAAAATAGTTCAGTCTGTGCTCCTCCCGCCACAGTCCAAGAAGTTCCATGAGTTCCTACTCCCGCGAACTGAGGATTATTCTTTACAGCACGATTGGGATTAACAGTATCAAGAGTTCTAAATATAGATCTAGATGGAGCAGTCGTGAGAGAAATGTATATTCCATCGGTCAGAACATTTGGGAATGCTTTCGAGTTATTACTAAATACCCCCATATGAAGGGGCATCTCTATATGTGCCGTGAGGAAGTCAGCATTAGTAAATGCCGTTGTATCATTGATGGTCGAAGGATCTTGACCTTCACCCCGCATCTTAAAATAAGGGTTGGTTAAACAATTAGACTGATGGGATTTCTGTGTCCCAAGTGTTCCACGACACGATGGAATCCAAGCACCACAACCTTCTACAAGTGCCCGTTTATTACGAAGTGTATCATTTGTTTCATATGAATATTTAACAGCAACATGAGATGCATATTCATCCGTCTCCTCCAAAATTCTCGCCCGATTCCCAGCAAAAATCTGTACTTTAGAGAATAAACTTTGACCTCCGATGAGACTATCTAAACATAGACGAGTGGGAGCATAATTTGTATCAGTTGCCAATTTTACATCAAATGAAAGCATACAATCTTTACCCGAAAAATACTTGATAGATGGTGGAATAAAAATACCGATTTCTTGTCCGTCGGTGGAGAATTCCAATCCATTTTCTGCAGAAATTTCAACATCGGTTTGATCCAATGTAATCTTAGAACCAGCACTCCAATAACTACTCATTTTTATAAATATAACAAATATAAAAATTATAGATAATAAAAACTTAAAAAATATGGTATTTAAAATTAATTGAATATATCCAAATCTATACATAATAAATTATTATAATATCTTTTATCGCCCCCCCAAGTGTTCCAATATTTTTTTCGTTCTTTAATATCATTCCTATTATATTCTCTCTTTTGTTGTAATGTGCGATATGCTTTACATTTATTTATATTTGGAATTAAATCCATATAATATTGTTCTCTCTTTAATAGTAAAGGTTTTTCGATATTATTTTCTAAAATGACGAATGTGTAATTTCCATTATTAATTATTTTATTTGCTGTTATATTTTTCCCGAAATTAAAATGTCCGTGTCTATAAAATCTTTCCTTTGTATTAGTTGAAGAACCTATATAAACATCTCCGTTAGTATTATCTATTATTTTATAAACACTCATTTATTTATTATTATAAAGGTATTTTTAAATATTAATTCCAAAACCACCCTTGCTTTTCAGTTTCCTCACGATCCTTTATTTTTTGTTTGATATAAACCAAATCCAATCGAATGTCATTTGTATCGGTCTTCAATGATTGGAGACTATCTTGTATCTCTCTTATAAGTTCCGCATTTGTTTTTTTTGATTCAATATTACTTGGCATATAATCTTGATTAGAAATAATTTGGAATCACATAATAAAATAAAAATATATGATAAAGATGCAAATAGGCAAGATGGAAGATTTTACAATAGACCAATTTGCTGGGTCTATGGCGTTAATACTTGGGTCTATTGGCGGACTACTTATGATTATATGGAAATCACGATGTAAATGTTCTATGAATTGTTGCTATTTGTTTCAATGTAGTCGAGAACCACCTCCCGATGATGCTGGAGATAGTGATGAGGAAATTGTTCCAAAACCATCTAATCAAACCTCACAACAACGGGTAGATGAATCGGTGGATCAACCTTAAATCCCCGTTCTTCAAGAAGTTTTACTCTATCTTTATATTTTTCATGAAATACTTGAAGTTTCTTATTTTTAAGATAATAGTAATAACTTGATCGTGCCCTATGAAAATCCTTATCTTCTTGATACAATTGTTTTTTCATATCAACATTTTTTTTGTAATATAGTTTTGCTCTTTCTCTTCTTGAATTCACCATGTCTTCATCATATTTATATTTAGTGTGATAGTTGTTATATTCACGCTCTCTCTTCTTTTTATACATTGCGACAATATGGTTGATTTCATTTTCGTCCATCATTATTGTTTATTCTTACTTATATATTACATTTTATATTTAAGTATTTAAAAATAGGGTGTTTTTAAACTATCGAGAATTTTAAACAAAAACTATCGATTGACATAAAATCACTAATAGAATGGTGGCAATCGGTAGTTGGTATGATTTTATTGATTAAATTTGAAATATATAAATCTTGGATTTTACATATTTAAAGATAATTTAAAATATATATATAAGTATAAAGTAGAACAATGGAAAAAATGGCAAATGAACTCGATGAAAAAAATATCACACCTTTTAATATGAACCTCCAAACATTTAAGTTGAAATGGAATTCCAAAAATCCAAGTAGTGAATGGAACAAAGCAAATCTACCAACTGCAAAGCGTAGTCGTAGTTTAGAGAATATGAAATTACTGAAAGACGAACACAACAATTTTGGAGTAATATGTGGAAAAGCAAATGACCTTACAATTGTTGATTTGGATTTCTACGATCACGGAGACGAAACATTTGATCCAAGAATGTCTAAGTTTCATCAAGTATTCGGTGATGATTTTATTAAGAAATTCAATACCTTCGCCATAAAAACGGGGTCGGGTGGATTTCATCTATATTTTAAGTATATCCAAAAAATTAAGCAAACAAGTGATAAGAGTAGTAGTATTGATATTCGTAATGATGGCGGGTATGTAGTTGCTCCTTATTCAAATATTAGTGGGAAACGATATGAAGTAATTCATGAGACAGACATTAAACCAATGCCTCAAGAATTAGTTGATTGGTTATTAAATAATATCTATCCCGCCAAAAAAATTAAGAAAGTAAGAAATCCAGTAGTCAAGGTGAAACGGGTAAATCAAGATACACAAAAAGAGGAGGAGGTTGAGGAACTATTTGATGATATTGATCTTGGAGTGTATAAGTTTGCAGTTCCTAAAAAACTTGTGGAACAATGTTTATGTAAGGGTCTGCCCGATAAATATTTTCATAATTACGCCCATTGGTTAAAATACACGACAGCAATGAAAACACTTGATATGAAAGATTTATGGGATAAATATAATAAGATTAGATGTAAAAAAGATAAGAATAAGACAAATCTTCTAAACAATTGGGATGGTATTGTAGATCATAACAAATTGGATATGTTAGGACATTGTCTTAATGAATCAAAGGTGGAAGGTTCTTCAACCATTCTTTCATATTTCAAGTATAAACCTACTGAATGTCATACAGAAACCCCAACTGATTTTATCAATCGAGACAAACTTGGATATGATGCTATTGAAGAATTTAGTGATAAACATAAAATCCTTGTATTTCGTAGTGATACTGGGACTGGGAAAACAACTACAATGAAACATTATCTTAAAAATAACAATAAGAGGTTTTTATCAATTGTATCAAGAATTTCTCTGGGTGAAGAACAAACTGCAGTTTTTAGGGAACATGGAATTGATTGTGAATATCATCAAGAGATAGAAGATTATATGGATGAAAATAATCAAAATGTTATGAATTACGATGATTATATGGATTGGAGTGATTGTGAAGGTCGTAATATTGTAATTACAATTGATAGTCTTTGCAAAATGGTTGGATGGAAAGATTTTTATGGATATACTATATACCTTGATGAATATAATTCATTAATAGAACATCTTATCACAAGTCCCACTTGTTCCTCCAAGAGATCATCTATCTTTTGGTTGCTCCGTAAAATTATTGAGGAGGCAGATTTAGTTGTAGGAACTGATGCAGATATTAGTGATAATTGCCTTATGATATTTAAACAACTCGGTCTTGAGTATCGGTTCATTGATAATCAATACAAACACAATAACAATGTAAAAGCAACAGAAATCCGCAATTTCGATGAGTTTATGAAAAAACTAATGAAAGAACCTAAATTTATTGTATGTGCTGATAGTAAAACAATTGTAGATATTATGGGTCATAAAATGTTTGAGGATAATGTGAAAGTGATTACAAGTGAAACATCGGGAAGAGTAAATCTTGATGATTATGATAGGGTCTTATTTTCACCCAAGATTGTTTATGGTCTTGATAGTGTTATGAAACGACCAGTATTTGCTTACTTCTGCCAAATGACAATCACCCCCGTAGCAATGGTACAACAGATTTGTAGATGTAGAAATATCACAGACATCACATTTATGTTTGAAGATAGAGGGGTTTCTTATTATAAATATCATGATATAGATGAAATCAAGGATGAGGTCAAACAACTTCATAAATTATCATTAGAACACTTTACAACATCGGGAGATTTAAAAGATGATTACTTGGATCTATATGCTCGATTTGAATATAATTATGATTGTTATAATACAAATAAAAAAGCACATTTCATACAGATCCTAAAAAAACGGGGGGTTAAGATTTCACTTAAATTAGGAGTGGAGAGTGATACAAAAGGTAAGATAAATGATATGGCAAATATGAAAGAAATGAAACAAAATGACCTTGAAGAATTATGTAAAGAATGGAGGGAGACGATAGTTGATCCTTGCTTACAAAAAAGAAAGGAACTATATGAGGAAGAGTTGGAAGATTATATTGGAGAACCCGAGAAATATGCAGAAGATATTACATATATTAAAGAAGCACTTGATAATAATGTAGAGGAATATAGAGAATGGGAAAAGAAGGGACAGAATTTCTTTCCAGAATGGATATGGAGAAAGAATGAAATTCTTAAAATACCATATGGATCAATTCATGAATATAGTGAATTATTCTTCAATGCTAATAAACTTGAATCACACTTCTTAGCGTGTAATTTCTTCTTTAAAACACAAGTAGAACTTATGGATGAAATAAATAAGAGTGAAGATTTTGGTGTGAAAAAGTTAAAATGTAATAAGGGTAAATTGATATTAATGTTGAAGTATCTACAAATGACAAACAAGGAATTTTATAAATTCCGCCTACCAAATGAAGAAGATATTAAACCCCTTACAAAAGAACAAAATGAAAAATATACAACTGAATATAATCTTGTATATCGTGTAAGACGAAAAGACCCTATTGACCTTACAAATAAACATCAAGCATATATCCACTATATAGATTTATATAGAAAGATATGTTCGGGTCTCATTAAGAAAAAACAAACCACCAAGAATGGAGAAAATATAATTAATTATAATATGGAGATTGATTGTTTAGAATATCATCGTAAAATTGTGAGACATAGGAGTACAGAAATTATGCCTATGGATATGTATGTTTAATCTCCACCAAATACACCAGTTCCTAAGATCCTTGCTTGTTTTGTCTGTGAGTAATGACCCGATTTTGCTTTTGCAACTGCCATCTTTTTTTTAACCCCTTGTTTCTTTTTATAATCCTCGAATATAGATGGAGGTTTATATTTCTTTTCTTCTTTATCAACTTGGACTTTGTGCTGTAGTTCATCATCATCAACTTGTTTCATGACTTTTGGTTGTGCCGACATTATTTTTATAATTAAATATATATTTTTTTTTTCTTGATAAAATTATAAAAAGTATGAGTTTAGTTGTTTGTGCCAACGATAGTGATAAAAACCTTAATAGAAATAGTCAATTTAACGCCCCTTTTAAATGGATAAATTCATTAAAACAGACAATGCGTATTCCTCGCAATAGTGAGGTTGCAGTTCAATCTGTAAAGGTTAATAAAAATAATGATGTACCAATTAATAGGAATAGTGTATGGTTTCAGTATTTCGGTAAAGATTTATTATCTGTAGAAAAGAACTCACGAACACAATTACAAGAACCCATTTTATGTCATCCAACATTAGATAGTGGAGGATCAAGTCAAAATGTTTCTGTAGAAAGATTTGCTGAATTATTTCAAGAAGGTATGAATCGTGGTATGCCACATCCCGACGCCTATGGAAATTTAATATGTGTCCCCGAATATGATTCTACAAAAGATCCATCTTTTCAAGGATTTAAATTAACCTCAGTATTTCAAGGGGATCAATCTGCTACAAATATTATAAGTGATACAACATTCAATAATCATTCAAATAATAATGTTGGAAATGGATGGGTTTCACCATTTAATGTAGATAGTGTTTTAACCTATACTGCTTATGATGCCACTGGATCTACTCCTCCAATTATTACGGGCGGTGCTCCTACAACTCGTGAATGGGAAGTTAGTTGTTTAGTAAATAAAAGAGCACCCTTATCAAAAAATCATGGTATATTTATTGTTGATTTAAATGGATTACAAGTTGATACAAGAATAAGTGGATATGATAGTCGGTGGCAAGTTGGATTAGTTCGTGGTCTTAATGGCATACTGAGTGAATATGGTATGACCGATTATTATAATGGGGGTTTAACAACTGGATTTAATGATGGGTCTGCAAAACCAACCAACCCCTATCCATCTTTTGAGGATAATTATTATGACTTTGTTGTATCATGCGACCAAATAACAGATGGAGGACATAACCGATTAAAAATACATCAAATGCAACCCGATGGAGAAGGAGGAACTTGTTTAGAAGAGGTTATTTATTTTGGTACTTTTAATCCTCTTGTTGGTATGACTGCCAGTCGTTATAATATGAGTAGTAATACTCTTGGATACTCTAAACTTAAACTTGAGGTCATCAACGAACAGATAATTGTTTCTCTCGGTCGTGGAGTAGATGGTAATACATATGACATTGTATCGGGTTTCGACCATCACAAAGCACACGCATCTAGCGACAATACAAATTATCCAGCGGGATTGAATCAGTCTCAATGGTTATTATATCCTAAAGTATGTGTTCTTGGAGGGAGTGGTAAATCTTTATCAATAGAACAATATGGCGGTGTCATTCCAAGTAATACTGCTTATACATTTGATTATGGAAATGTTAAAAATGATTGGTACAATAGAAACATATTTTCCAATAGTAGTTTAGGACGATTAAATGATTTATCTCCAGCATTGGTTCTTTCTGCAACAAATACATATGAACCACTTGGAGGTGGCACTGATGATAATTTTTCAACAAATGTGATCCAATTCATCGTCTCTCCATCTATACATTATTATACGGGCACAGAACAAGCAAATATGTCTCAACTCTTAGGATTTCCAAATCGTAGTGTATTAACACCGACACGAGGAGGAACACAATTACTCAATGAACGAGAATATTCATATACAAGCGAAGGCAGACCAAATTTCTCATCAATGGTTAAATCATTATTTGTAAGATTAGACAATTTCACACAAGATAGTATGAATGCACGAGTGGGGCGACCATCTAAAATATTATATCATATGCCTCGCTTTGATAGTAGCAATCGTGATATAGGTGTAGGTCTATACTATGAACCACAAGAAAGATGCTATGTTCCACTAAATAATAGTGATGAACTACGAGTTAATGAATTAAATATTTCAATTGCCGATGAAGATGAAACATTAGCATTGGATCTCGTTGGACGATCCATTGTTGTTCTTCATTTCCGCCAACGAAAATAGATTTAATGTATATTTTTTAATATAATTTTTTAGTAATTTTTAGAAATAGAAGAAAATATTTGTTAAAATATAAAGTAAAAAATGGATTGTTTGCCCGAAATTATTATGCCCGAACCAAAAGAAGAGGAAACACCCCCCAATGTATCCATGAATGTTGAAGAGTTAGATAAAACCCGTAGTGAGATAGAAGCAAGTGAAGATGAAGAAGAGGAGGAGGTAAAACCTATACCTAAAAAAAAGATGGAACAGACTGATATATTTAGTGATGCTCCTAAAGTCAAACCAGTGAAGGAAAAAAAGAAGCGTGTATTGAGTGAAGAGCATAAACAGAAACTTGCAATGGCAAGACAAAAAGCATTGGAAGTAAGGAGAGAAAATAGTCGGCAGAAGAAGGAAATGAAGGAACTCACTAAATTAAAGAAGACTCAAGAATTAGATAAACTTCGTGAAGAAACTGGAAGAACTAAGAAGATTGAGAAGAAACCCGATCCTCCTTCTCCAAAACCCGTGCGTGAAGATATACCTCCACCAATCCCAAAAACAAACATACCAGTTCAACAACGAGTATATAGTCAAGAAGATATGGAAAGAGCATCATTAAATGCTATATTAGGATATGAGAAAATAAGGAAAGATCGTAAAACTAAGAAAAAACAAGCAGAGCAATTGGATAGACAACAAGAACAATTGAAGCAACAATTGAGAAATATTAAAAAAACAACCACACCTTCATATGAGGATAATGAATGGTCGAACTTCTTTTAAATGTTCTACTTTATACACAAGAATAAAAATAATGGTGATTGACATAAAATCTCTATAATAATGGTGTCAATCGATATTATTCCTATGCGTAAGAATAAAGTAGAACTATTGATTGCCACCATTCTTATAGTTATTTTTTGTCAATCGCAAGTTTTAAATTATTATATATTTTATCTATATAATATACAATGAGTAAATCGCCACCAAAAGTTTTAAAGGTTATTGATTTAGAAGATAAAACAAAGTATCCACCAGTACATCCACACTTACCACAACCACCATTTAATTTATTAGTATGCGGTTCTGTAAAACAAGGAAAAACGAATTTACTTGTGAATCTTTTGAGAAATGATGATATGTATGGAGATAATTATTTTGATATTGTTCGTATATATTCGAACAGTATCCACAATGATCCAAAGGGAAAATATCTTAAAGATGCCTTTGAAGTAGAAGATGGATATAAGGATAGTTATATTGATAAATTTATTGAAGAACAAAAAAGTCATGAACGAGAAGATATGCCAACTGCATTGTTAGTATTCGATGATATTATCAATAAAGATTTCAAGCGTAATTCTTCTATTGCTTTCCTTAGCAGTCGCTTCCGTCATATAGAAACGAGTATCATGATTCTTACACAGTCATTTCGTGCCATATCTAATATCATAAGATCCAATATTACAAATGTAATTATTTTTAAACAACAATCATCAAAAGAGTTGGATAAGATAAAAGAAGAGTATGAAGAATTTGCTGGAGAGAAGTTTATGGATTATTATAATTATGCAATCAATGATGAACCATATTCTTTTTTGTATATTGACGCACAAACTAATCCAGCAACATTTTATTTAAGATTTGATAAAGTTATTGGTAGAGGTGAGAAAAGTGAAATTCCAAAACAACCAACCGAAGAAAGCGAACCATTTGAAAAAAATGAATAATAACAAAGAAATATATTTATGTATGATATAATATAAAATGAGTATCTATGGAGGTATGAGTGAAAGTGCTGGAACTCTTGATGGATTACAGAATACATTTGCTACACGAGTTCAAGGTATTCAAGAGCGTAATCAAGATATTTTAAATAAATGGCAAGATAGTCAAGCAACTAAGATTGAAGAATTAACTGCAGAACAATATGGAGATCAAGCATTAGGAATTGGTAAAACAATTGAAACACTTGCCAGTGGGGCATCCACAGCAAAGAATTTTTTAGATAATTTAAAACAAGTGAGACTTGATAAAAATGAAGTTATTGCTCGTAAAAAAAGAAATAGAAAAAGGAGACTTAGAAAACAAGCGGGTGAAATTGTGAGTGATGAAGAAGATGAAAGAGAAATTGTGAGAGATAGTAGTGGGGCAGAAATTATTGGAGCAGAAAAAGATGATGTACTTGCTAAAAAAAATAAAGGTAGAAATGCTGATGGAGTTAGTGGTGGAGATACACAATCACAAACTAATACTGGAAGACCACCAGTATCACCAGAGGAAACTCCAACCGATACACATATAGGCGAACAAGAAGGAGGAAGTGAAGAACAACAACCAGCATCTGTTCTCAATGAATCACCAACAGATAATACAACTGTTGAAGAACCAACCGAAGAACAATCATTACGAAGATCTGCGTTTCTTCAATCCTCCCCCGAAGATGATAGAATACCACCATTACAATCACAACCCCAAGTTGAATCACCGCCCGATGTTGAATCACCGCCCGATGTTGAATCATTTAGTGGAGTAGAAAATACGGGTGAATCAAGTTTTGTAGTTCCAAGAAGATTTGGCGATGATGTAGATCCACTTACATTACGACCTCAAGATATAGCGGGACAAGGAATTGTTCCACAACCCGAAGTTTCGAGACCTCTTGAAAGAACCATGACAGACCTTCTTGTCCCAGCAGACCCTTCACAAGGAATAGGGGTTGATTCAATTGGTATAACGACAAGAACACCCGATAGTCATTTCATAGATGCTGATAGAATACAATCAAGAAAAGCACAAACATTAGGGGCACGAAGTAGAGTACAAGAATTAGAAGATGATGAAGAAATGAGAGCATTTAATGAAGCACAAGGAAATAATGGAAGATTGGCACAATTAAGAAGAGCGGGGGGGAACATTGCGGATCGTATAAATAATTTCTTAAATCCCGAAGACCCCGCAACACGACAAGCAACAAGCAGTCAAGAACAATATGCTCGTAGTCAAGCACTTATTGGAGGTGAAGGATATGCCCGTCCAGATGAAACTGCAATTGATGAAGATGATCCTCTATTTGATGATGAACCCGAAGAAACTCCAACAACAACCGCACCGACAACAACCGAAGAACCAAGAACAGATGGAATTGATCCCGATATAGCAGATTTAGAAATAGATGATGATACATCTATATTTGGAGCAAATGTAAGAAATTTAAATATAGGAAGAGATGAAGTTAGTAATCTTTTAGATAGTCCAAGTATAAGTGATAGAGTATCCTCATTATTTACAAGATCCACAACCGATACACCACAAATGGAAGATTTACGAACACAACCATCTACACAAGAACCCGCCCGTCCTACACAAGAACCCACCACAGAATTAGCAAGTATTAGTGAAGAGAGTGGAGAAACAAGTGGCACATTAGGTCGTATTGGTTCAATGGTTTCAAGAGCAAATGATACATTATCACAAACTGCAGATACAATTGCGGATGTTTCAAATAGAGCATCATCGGCGGTGGGAACTGTAAGTGATATAGCATCATCTGTTTCTTCGGGTGATGTTAGTGGAACAATTGATAAAACATTGGGAGCAGTTAAAGAAGTTAAAGCAGATGGAAGTGAAATAGGAATTGGAGGTAAAATAGCAAAAGGGGTGGCGGGAGGAGCATCAACAGTATTAAAATATGGCGGATTAGTGGCGGGAGGAGCATCCTTTGGTGAATCATTATATGGTGAAATTGAAGCACATGGAAAAGAGGGTGGATCAACCCCACAAAGAGTAGCAAACTGGGCGAGCACAGTATCAAGTGGTCTCGAAACAGTGGGGTCGGCACTTGATATAGGATCTGCGGGAACTCTTGGTGAGATAGGAGTAGGATTAAATATTGTGGGTGCGGGTGTCGGTGCAGTGGGAGATGCTGTGAGTGATGTTATTGATTGGATTGATGATAAAGATAAAAAGACTGTAGCAAAAAAGGATTTACAAACACAGACGGCAACTGGATTAGAAGGAGTT